TTAATATCGGCAAGCTAAATGTACAGCTGGAATAGCACCTATTAACGAACCTTGACAGTTTAACAATTGCTCTGAACTCTGCGATAGAGACTTTGCGCCCTTTTGACAGAAAAATTGAGCGATGTTATGACTGCATGGAGCATTTTTAATTTCATGGTACAGTTATCAGTTCAGATATTGTTCCATGAATAATTCAGGTTAAATTTAAAGAATTAGTAACTGACAACGTTTTTGATTTTTGTGCGGTATTGAGTGCAATCGGTTCAGAAGAAATCATTGGACTGTTCGACAAAGAACAGATTGAAAAGATTCAGGAAAAATCTATTGAACTGAAAGATATCGGTGTTGTAATGGCAACAAAGATTTGTGGTGTTCTGATCAGAAATCTTGCCAAAGCAAGAAATGAAATCTATTCATTCTTTGCCGGATGTACGGAGCATGATGATGGTACAAAGGTAACAGTTGATGAACTGAAAGAAATGAAATTTACAGAATTTATTAAAATTGTTCGTGCATTCTTTGGTGCTGCTGAAATCATTGCATTTGCAAATGATGTTGCTGACGCTATGGGTGTAAGTGTAGATCAGGAACAGACTGCTGCTGAAATTCCAACAGTTTAATGATTGCCATGATACATAGTAACAGATTAAGGAAAGGGGGTGGCTAATCGTTGGATATTTTTTCGTTGGTCGGAAAAATAACGATCAATTACGCTGATGCGGTGAACAACATTGAAAAGGTTTCAAAGTCTGCAAAGGACACAGCTGAAACACTGGAAGATGTTGATAAAAAGGCAGATGGTGCAGGTGATTCAGTAGAAGATGCCGGACAAGCTGCCAAGAATGCAGACAGTGGATTTACGACATGGAAAGCCACGCTTGCGAATTTAGCATCTACAGCAATCACAAAAGTAATTTCAGGATGTACACAGTTAGCTGAAAAAATGGCAGATGTGACAAAATCAGCGGTTGGTCACTATGCTGAATATGAACAGTTGGTTGGTGGTGTTGAAACACTATTCAAAGACAGTTCTGGTAAACTGATTGGCTATGCTGAAAAGGCATATAAGACAGCCGGAATGAGTTCAAATCAGTACATGAATACAGCAACGTCATTTGCTGCTTCACTGATTCAGGGTCTTGGCGGTGATACTGCAAAAGCGGTTGAACTGACCAACCTTGCTATAACAGATATGTCAGATAACGCTAACAAGATGGGTACTGACATAGGTTCTATACAGGACGCTTATCAGGGTTTTGCAAAGCAAAATTACACGATGTTGGATAACCTGAAACTTGGTTATGGTGGTACACAGTCTGAAATGATCAGATTGATAAATGATTCAGGTGTACTTGGTGAAAAGATTGAAAGTTTGGATAACGTAACGTTTGACCAAATGATTGAAGCTATTCACAAGATTCAGGATAACTTAGGTATAACCGGAACAACAGCACTTGAAGCAGGTACTACAATATCAGGTTCATGGAGTTCAGTACAGGCATTGTTTGAAAATATCCTTACAAAAGTAGGTTCAAAACTTGCACCTACTGTTATGGGATTTTTACAGCAGTTGTCAGACTGGATGGAAAGCGTTGATTGGGATGCGTTTGCAACGTCTGTCGGTGATGCCCTACAAAGGGTATTTGACTGGATTCAAAAGATTGATTTTACAACATTCTTTGAAAAAGGAATGGATGGTGTAACAGAGTTTATAGAAGGTCTTGGTGATTTTGCAACCAAAGCAATAGAAGTGATTGGTAATATACAGAGTTTCATTGATATTCTCATTACATTATCACCGATTATTTTAGGAGTTGTAACAACTCTTGGTTCACTGGCGGTTGCGTTTAAAATCGGAGAGATCATTGACAATGTGAAAACTGCAATGACCGGGTTATTTGCTGCAATGTCAGCTAATCCAATCGTTGCGGTGATTGCTATAATTGCAGGTCTTGTTGTGGCACTGGTAACCCTTTGGAATACAAACGAAGATTTTCGTAATGCAGTGACAGCTATATGGGATTCAATCAAAAATGTATGGGAATCAGTCAAAGAAGCGTTTGCGAATTTTGTTGCAGCTATTGGTGAGAAAATCGAAGTTGTTAAAGAGTTCTTTGGAAACTTGAAAGATGCTGCATCAGAGAAGTTTTCAGCAATGAAAGAAGTTGTTTCAGATAAGTTTTCACAGATCAAGGGAACGATGGGTACTATAATGCAGGCTGCAAAAGATACGGTGTCTGAAAAACTGCAAAACATGAAAAATGCATATTCTGAACATGGCGGTGGAATCAAGGGAATTGCAGCTGCTGCAATGGAAGGTGTAAAAGGGTATTATTCAGCTGGGTACACATTCATTGATAATCTGACAGGTGGAAAATTGTCGGCAGTAGCCAATAAATTCAAGTCGAAAATGTCAGAAGCAAAACAGGCAGTTTCAAACAGGATATCAGAAATCAAAAATTCATTTTCAAATGGTCTTGGCAATGCCTATTCGACAGTTACCAATATACTTGGAAATATTAAAAATAAGTTTTCTAATATCATGGATTCAGCAAAGAACATTGTAAGTAACGCTATAAACAGAATTAAAAGTTTCTTCAATTTTTCGTGGTCATTGCCACATTTGAAATTACCACATATTTCAATCAGTGGTTCTTTCAGCTTGACACCGCCAAGTGTACCGCACTTTGGTATTGACTGGTATAAGAAAGCAATGGATGATGGTATGATCATGAATCAGCCGACTATTTTCGGTTACAACGCTAAGTCAAATCAGTTCTTGGCAGGTGGTGAAGCCGGAAGTGAAACGGTTGTCGGAACACAAAGCCTTATGGATATGATCAGAGTAGCGGTTAATGAAAATAACGATGATCTGTTAAATGAGGTAAATTCAATACATATTGATTTGAATAAAATGATGGAACTTTTGTATAATAAGTTGACGGATTTAAAAATTGTAATGGATACAGGGGAACTCGTTGGAGTATTGACAGACCCTATAGATGATGCACTTGGATTAAGGGTAAAGAGGCTTGAAAGAAGTTTCATATAATGTATTAAAAAGCAAAGGTATACAATTCTGCACCTTTGCTTTTTTATTACCTATATGACAGTTATATGAGTTGTCAGCAATATTATAGCATGATAATATATAGATATAAATTTACGGAAAATGAAAGGTGTTTAATATGGCAGATTTGAAAACAACAGATTATAAGAGATTTAGAGATGGAATTGAAACCCAGTATAAGACTTTGTTAGAAGAAAAGAAAAAGAATTTAGAAACTCTCGAAGATCAGAATAAAAAATCATATGAAAAGATTTGTTATACATGGGCAGAGCATGACATGTTATGTGAAGTCTACGGTGTTACTTCACAAAAGGCAGAAGATATTTCTGATGTAATAGATAAATTGATTCGGGAATATGATGAGCAGGATATACAAACTAAAATAGATGAATTGAAAGCAGAAATTGAATGGTTGGAAAGAAAAATACAGGTGTAGATTTTAAGAAGACTATGAAAGATAGTTGGTATAAAAACAATTCTGATGATAAGATATGGTGGTTGGATAATCCTGATAAGATTGGTGAATGGGTGTTTTCTTTTGACAGGAAAACACAATTTAATATGTTTCGAGATTACCCACACGCACTGACACCTGAACAGAAGAAAATATTCGATGAAGAAAATCCATACTGGGCTGATTTCTTTTCAGACAGGAAATGATAAGGGGGCATGATATGGAATTAACAAAAGCGTTGAACCAATATGAACAGTATTTTGGAGAACGGTATTTCTTCTATATCGGATTTGAAAAATCAGATCAGGAAATTATTGAGGAAATAGAAAAATGCATCAAGACAGGAAAAAGGCAGAAAGAACCCCAGTATGATGAGGACAAACTATATTAAAGCGGTTCAGCGGTGGCAATGCCACCGACTTGCCACCATTGCAGATATACAACACAAGGATACACAAGGCGGTAAAGTCTGAACTATTAAAAAATACTTGATTTTATAGGCTATTTGAGAATGTACAAAGCTGTACAAGGATTTAAAAACAGAACACTTGACAAAGCGTGCATGTCGAGACGGTTGTTTTGATGTCAAAGGTGAACCCTAAGAAGTAAAAATAATGTAGTAAATAAAAGGCTTTATGGGAATTGGTCCATAATGCAGGGTTGACACTAGGGGATAGATAACAAGGAAAAATGAACCCTGGGGTTCACATTTTAACGATAAGAAAAGTGAGAAAAACAGCGGCTGGAGAAGGCTTCGGGAGCATCCCAAAGTTTGTGTAAACCTCCAAACTGATGTAAGATAAAATTACTCAGTTTGGAGGTTATTTTATGGCAAGAAGAAAAGACAGCTCACAAAAAGCAGCAATGAGAAAAATGATGCGTGATTATTTGAAGAATAATGATATCAGCATCAAAGATGGCACCGATGTAAAC